CGGGATCAAGATCGGTCACGTCCACCGTGGCGCCCACGTCCAGCAGCGCGGCCTGCGGCACGCCGTCCACGGTGTAGTAGAGCCGATACTCGGTGATCGCGTTGCCGCCGTTCGCGGTCGCCGCCGGGCGCGGGAAGCGGATCGTGCTCGCGCTCAGAACCTCGGGCACCGGCGCCGCCATCGCGGCGGGCACATCGTAGGCCGGGACCGACGCGGTCACCGGGTCGGTCTCGATCTCGCCCGCGGTGTTGGTGCCGGTCCAGACCGCCGCCAGCGCCTGCAGCGCCAGCGCCTTCGGGATGATGGCCTCGCCGTCGGTCACGGCCAGCGCGCCGCCGTCGCGCGTCGCCGACACGACGGCGTCCGGCGCGGGCACGCCCGACAGCTCGGGCGGCACGAACGTCGCGCGGACGGTTTCGCCCAGGTCTTCGATCTCGATGCGGCCGGGCGTCACCACGGCCGGCGCGCTGGGCGTCACGGTGAAGGTGAAACTCAGCGATACGGACCCGGCATCGTTCGATCCGGTCACCTCGACCGTCGCCCCCGCGATGACGGCATCCGTCGCCAGCGTCACGACACCGGCCGCGTCCACGCTGGCGCCGCTGCCGGTGACCGCGAACTCCGTCGCACCGACGATCACTGCGCCCGCGTCGATCGTCCCCGGCGTGGCCCCGCCCGCCAGCGTCACGTCGTCGATGGACCCGAGCGCCACGGGCGGCGAGACCAGCGTGCCGATCGCGCGGTCCAGCGTCAGGTCCACCCGTGCGCGCCGGGTCACGTCGCCCAGCGTGAGCCGCGTGACCAGCGTGTAACGCCCAGCCGCGAGCGTGAAGGGCGGCTGCACGATTTCCACCGTCCCGTCGGCCGCACTGACGATGCGGGCGGGCAGACCCAGCTCGGCGCCCTCTGCGTCCACCAGCCACGCGGTCGCGTAGCCGCCGGTGATGTCCACGGGATCTGCCCCGTCGCGCCAGCGCACAAGCAGACCCAGCGTTTCGTCCCGGCCGATGGCGATGGGGCGGTTGCGCCGGGGCGCGTAGCTTCCGAAATCGGCGTCGATGACATGGATCGGCATGGCAATCTCCTCAGGCAGGCGGGCGTTCGAGATCGAGCTCGGTCACGAGGCGGTCGGTGAGCACGTGGCGGGCGCGGTGCACGCTCCAGTCGCCCGCCCATTCGGGGCGCCGTTCGGCAAACCGCACGCGCGCCCCGGCGAACGCGGCGGGCTGGAACCGGGCAAGCTGGATGGTCGCGGTCTCGGCCCCGCGGCGGGCATCGTCCAGTGCCGCCTGCGCGGCCCGCGCGGCCTCGGCCTCGGTGGCGTGCACGTGGCGCAGCACCCGGCGCGGCTGGCCGTCGCCCACGATGACCGTGTTCACCGCCGCCGACCCCAGTTCCGTCCAGGACGCGGCGACCGAGCCATACCGGCCCCGGTCCGCGGTGCGCCACGACCAGGACGACGCGTCGCCCGGGGCGATGGCGACCGGCGCCAGCGGCGTGCCGTCGGCGGCGGTGCCCGCCCCGCGGCGCGCCAGCACCAGCCGCCCGTCGGCGGGCTTCACGATCCCGCCCACGCGCCGCGCGATGCGGGTCAGCAGGTTCAGGTCGCTCTCGGCCGTCTGCGCGACATAGCCGGGCGAGTACCCGGCCAGCTTCGTATCGGCCACGGGCTGCAGCCCGGCCGCGCCCGCGATGGTGCGCAGCATGTCGCCCAAGCTGGCACCCTCCCAGGCGCGGGTGCGAGGCGCGCGGATGGCGCTGCTCATGTCGGCGGCGGTGGCGCCGATGCGCATCTGGCGGGTGGGGCCGGTCAGTTCCGTCTCGTCCACGCGCCACGCGCCCATCGGCGTCAGCGGCACCGCCGACGGGCCGTCGCCCGCCATGCCCAGCCACACCCGCACCAGCGACTGGTGCGGTGGCACGATCAGCCGCCCGTCGCGATCGTCGAGCGTCATGGACAGCGTGTCGGCCTCGATCCCGGCGGCATCGAGGATCCGCAGTTCCAGCAGCCGGTCACCCACGGGCGCGGTCACGTCCTCGCCCGCGGCGACGATGCGGAACACGGGCTTCATGACGCCCCCCACAGGCGCACGACGGGGGCGGCGGACGGCGCGGGCAGGTCCGGCAGGATCACGCGGGTGCGGTAGGGCAGGACCGGTCCCAGGTCCGCCAGGCCCGGGTTCGCGTCCAGCACGTCGGCGATCACGTCGGTGCGCGCGTAGGCGGCCAGGCAGATTTCGTCCAGGACCTCGCCGCGCCCGGTCAGATACTCGGCCATGTGCCGTCCTCCCCGTAGCTTTGCAGCTCGACCGAGAAATCGATCCGCCGGGGCGCGCCATCGCGCAGGAAGGTGCGCTTGTTCTCGGTCACGCGCAGGATCACCCAGCGCTGCAGCGCGAAGCCGAGCCCGTCCACCAGGATCAGCGGCTCGCCCAGACGCGCGGACAGCCGCATCGCTTCGACCTGCCGCAAACCGCCCTTGAAATGCGGATAGATGACGCCGTTCAAGGTGATCGTCTCGACGCCCGGCCCAAGGTATTGCGCCGCCGGATCGCGCCCCGCCCGGTCGAGCGTCGCCCAGCGATAGGCCGCCGTGCGCTGCAGCGCCTGGTACGTCGCGGTGTTTACGCCGAACCGGAACCCGCCCAGCGCCAGCATGGTGAGCTGCGTGATCATTCCATGTCCTCCGGCGTGTCGGACAGGCGCTGCACCGACGATCCCGCCCCGCCGTTCTGGCGCAGGTAATCCGCCGTGCGGCGCGCCAGTTCGTCGGTGCTCTCACCGGGCCGCTGCTGGATGTTGAACGTGTTCGTCTGCACGTAGCTTTCGTCGGCGCGCGGCGGCGGCATCGGGCCGCTGCTGTCGATCTGGGGCGCAGGCCCGACACCCTGTTCAGGCGCGATGTAGTTTAGCAGCCAGTCGGGCAGGATGCCGGAAATCCGCGCCAGCAGGTCGCTGACCATGCTGTCCACAAGGCTCAGCGCACCGTCCCACAACGTCCGGATCATCGCTTTTCCGCTGTCGTACAGGTCAATCCCGCTTAGCGTTTCGTCAATGTACGCTGCGATCTTGTCCCACGGTGCGAAGATGGCTGCGGCCAGCGCGGTTGCCCCAAGGATCCAAAGCCCGAACGGGTTCGCGACCGCAGCGATCCGCAGGATCCAGCCCAACGTAGTCAGCACCAGCCGGATCGGCGTCAGTAGTGCGATGAAGGCAAGGCGCAGGGCAAAGATCGCTACCTTCAAACCCACAAGCCACAGAACCAACTGCCCAAGCGCACCCACGAGTTCAGGGTTCGCTTGTATCCATGCGTTCACGTCTCGCAGGATCGGGGTCAACCCATCCAGCAGATCGCGCAGCGCCGGAAGCATGAAGTCCCCGATGGTGAGCGACAGTTCGGTCGTGATGCTGTTGAGCGCCTTCATCGCGCCTGCCACGTTATCGTTCTGCTGTTCGGCCACCCGCGCGGCGCTGCCCTGTTCGCGCATCTCGCCCGCGAAGTCGCGCAGCGCGCCGCTGCCCGCCTGGATCATCAGGACCTGTGCGGCGGCACTCGCCTCTTCGCCGAAGATCGCCTTGTTGAGCGTGGCCTGTTCGGCGGTTCCCAGCTCCTTCATGGCCGCGTCCATCTCGGCCAGGATGTCGATCATGGGGCGCATATCGCCGTCGGCATCGACCGTCTGCACGCCAAGCTGTTCCAGCGCATCCGCCGCGGCCCCGGTCGGCCCCGCCAGCCGGGAAATCATCGCCCGCAGCGCGGTGCCCGCGCGGCTGCCCTGGATGCCGGCATCGCCCAGCTTGCCCGCCATCGCGGCGGCGTCTTCCAGCGACACGCCCACGGCCGCGGCCTGCGGCGCGACATAGGCCATCGTTTCGCCCAGCATCTGCAGGTTCACGTTCGATGCGGTGAAGGCATTGGTCAGCACGTCGCCGACGCGCCCCGTTTCGGACGCGTCGATGTTGAAGCCCGACAGGATGTTGCTGGCGATGTCGGCTGTGGTGGCAAGGTCCGTCGCCCCGGCGCTGGCCAGATCGAGCATCCCCGGCATGGCGGCGATGGTTTCGTTCACGTCGAACCCGGCCTGTGCCAGGAACTGCATCCCCTCCGCCGCCTGGCTGGCGGCAAAGGGCGTGGTCGCGCCCAGGTCGCGCGCGGTGGCGGTCAGGCGCGCGACCTCCGCGTCGGACGCGCCGGCGACCGCGCCCACCCTGTCCATCGCCGCCTCGAACTGCACCGCCGGGCGCAGCAACCCGTAGGCGGCGGTGGCCAGCCCCGCGATCCCCAGCGCCTGGTTCTGGACGATGCCCAGCTGGCGGGCCTGCACCGCGCCCAGCCGGTCGGCGGTGTTGATCATCCCGCGCCCGGCCCCGTCCACCGCCACGCCGACCTCGCGCATCGACGCCAGCACCCGTTTGCTGGGGCCGGTGACCTGGTCGACCAGGCGCAGGATCATGGCGATGTTCAGGTCGGACATCTCTCAGCGGTCTTTGGTCGGGCGCCCGCAGGCGGGGCACAGGCGGGGGATCGGCAGAGCGCACGTGCATCCCCAGCCCATCACGCGATGCCAGCAGCGCGGAATTTCATGGGAACAGCGCGCCATCTCAGCGGTCCTCGGCCTGCGCCCGTGCGCGGGCGCGCCAGCGGGCCAGTTCGGGCAACGACATCGCGCACATCTCGGCGTGGCCGAACCGGTAGATCAGCGCGATGTCGGCCATGGCGTCCTCCACGTCGTCGGGGATCAGCCCTGCGTCTCGGGGGCGAAAAAACCCACCACAGCGCCGCCAGCGCGGGCAAGGTCAGCCGGCGCCAGCTTCGCCGCCTCGGGGCCGGTCAGCCCTTCGACGGTGATCCGCGGCAGCAGCGTCAGCAGGGCCGTGACGTCGAGCTGCAGCACGTCGGTCAGCTTCAGCCCGCGCAGATCGCCGGTGCCGGGTTCGCGGATGGTCAGCTTGGCAAGGTCCCCGCCGTCACGTTCGATCGGGCGGGTCAGGGTGATCGTCTTCGTGTCCATGGGGTCGGCTCCTATCGGGGGGTTTGGGTGGCAAGCTGGTCGCGCAGGCGGAAACCCAGCAGCGGCCAAAGCTTCTCGCGGGCATTCCGGCGCGCGATGGTGCGCCCGATCTCCGCGTCGAAATTCGCAGGCGATGCGCAGGCGCTTTCGCCGGTCACGACGAAGCCGTTCTGCAGCGTCAGCGCGCAGACGGTCAGGCACGACCCGGTGAAGACGTGGAACTGCTCGGACGCGATCTCGTCATCGAGCATGTCGGGCGTCACGCGAGGGGCGGTTTCATCGGCCATGCAACGGGTCCTTCAACGGGGTTTCACTTGGGTGTTCGGGGCGGGTCTGGCCGGGCGTTTCACCACGCGCGGCGGGCGGTTGGGGGCGGCGGCGCTGTCGGTCTTCTGGCGGACCGTGCGCTTCTTCTCGCCCCCGGCGGCGCGGGGCATCAGATGCCCATCGCCTGGCGGATGCCCTCCAGCTGGTCGGTGCCGCCGATCACGCGCTTGCCGTTCTCGACGTCGATCTCGAACAGCTCGCTGCCGTTCATCTCCATGCGGAAGTAATCGCAGGACGTGATCAGCTTCAGCGGCGCGGCCTGGCTGGGGCGCAGGTTCGTGGGCTCCATGGTCGACCAGCGCCCGCCGATGGTGGCGATGAACGTGTCGGCGCTGAAATCGTTCTCGCCCATGGCGCCGGGGCGCAGCACCAGCCGCTGCTTCGTGCCGAACAGGGTGATCAGCTCGGGCACCCATTCGTGGAAGCTGATCTCGGCCGACAGGGCCTGAAGCCCCATGTCCACGGCGATGGGGGCGTCCATGCCTGCGCCGCGGTGGTCCTCGGTCTGCAGTTGCAGCATCGGCATCTTCGCCTCGGCCACGCGCCCGAAATACGACACACCGTCGATGAACGCGTTGAAGTTCCGGATCGTGCGGGGATACATGGCGCTCTCCTCAGGTTGCGCTGGTGGCTTCGGCGATCAGGTCGCTGTAGTAGTCGCCGTTGCGGTAGGCGTGGAACGTCAGCCGCTCCAGGGGCGCGGGCGGCTCGAAATCGTAGTTCACGTAGAGCTGCCCCGCCTTCAGCGTGGCCTCGGTGTTCAGTTCCGGATCGAGCCAGCAGGTCCCGCCCAGGATGGCGCCCTGCGCCTGCAGGGTCCGCAGGAACGCCGCCACGCTGTCGCGGATGTCGCGCAGCAGCTGCGCGCTGAACGGCCGGTCCATCGCCCAGAGCTGTGCCGCCTCGATGCTTTCCTCGATCGCGTCGGCGGTGCGCCGCACGGCAAGGAACGCCCAGAGCGGATCGGCGCTGGTGCCCCGGTTGCCCCACAGCCGCCAGCCGCGATCCTGCACGATGGTCGTGACCTCGGCCCCGTTCAGCAGGTTCGCCCGGGTGTTCGGATCGTTCAGCGCGAAGGACACGGGGCGCGCGGTCCCGGTGATCCCGTTCATCAGCTTGTTCGACGGCGACCACCAGAAGCCGCGCTCGGCGTCGGTGCGCGCGATGATGCCCGCGGCCCGCGCGCTGGGGGGCTGCGCGATCTCGGTCTGGGTGACCGTGTCGAAGACGGTGACCCAAGGGTCCACGACCATCACGCGCTGCGACCCGAAATTGTCGCGGAACTGGATTGCCTCGACGTCCGTGGTGTTCGGCCCGTCGGCGATGACGACGGCGCGCAGCCGGTCGGCGATGGCGATCATCTCGGACGTGACGGCGACGTTGGCGCTGTAGCCGGGGGCGATCAGGATCTTCGGCACGACGCCGGTGTTGGCGCGGGCGTCGAGGAACGCCTGGAGGCCGGTGTTGGCACCCGATCCGTCCACGCCGCCGATCACGTTGGCCAGCGTCTCGGCCGGGTCCGCGCCTTCGGCCACCCGCACCACGACGACGCGCGCGCCGCCCTGGTCGAAGATGCCGTCGATCGCGGCGGGCAGATCGCCCGCGGTGCCAAGTGCCGCGGCCTCGGTGCGGCTGCCCGCGACCAGCACCGGCGTGTCGAGCGGGAAGGGCTCCGCCGCACCCCCGGTCAGGGCGCGCGGCGCGAGGAACGGGCGCAAGTGCGCGATGCCGCCGCTCGCTGCGACGTTTGCTGCTGTCACGAGCGCCCCGGCTTCCGGCGTCGAGTTGATGAGCGTGGTCAGCGCCGACCCCAGCACGGTTGTTACTGCCCCAGTGGCATCCGTCGGCAGCGACACGGTGATCGCGGTGCCGTCCACGCTGCACGCCAGCACGGCGTCCGGCACGCCGGGGTCCACGATGTTTAGCGTGATCGCGTTTCCGGCGGGTCCTGGCGTGTCTGCCGTGACCACCACTTCGTTCGACGACGTGCGTACCGTGATGCTGGCCGCGGTCGCCCCCGCCGCGTCGGGTGCGGTGCCGATGAGGCCGATGGTGGACGTGTTCAGCAGCGCGATGGGGCGCAGGCCGCTGTCTTTCTCGATGGTCTCGACGCCGTGCAGGAACATGGCGGTCTCCTCTGTTGTCAGGGCCAGTAGGCGGGATCGGTGAAATCGGCGGGGATCGGGCTCATCGCCTCGATCGTGTCGGAGGCGGCGCGGATGGCCTTGATCTGCTGCCAGATGGCATCGATCGCATCGACCT